CCATTACGAACAGCGTCGCGATGAGAATGGAAAGATGCTTGAGGCAGAGTACACTTTTTTTGAAGAGCCTCGCTATGTATCTGAAAATTATCCGCTTCCCAATCTTCGGGACACGGATAATCGGGACGCGGAAAACCAAACACAATTAAATACTGAAAGTAATAAAACATCAAATAATAAAACTCTTTCGCAAAAGTTTGATTTTCGTGCTTCGGTTATCGGCCTCGGTGTCCGTCCGTCTGTCGTGGACGACTGGCTGGCTGTTCGCAAAATCAAGCGTGCCGCCAACACCCAAACTGCTTTCTCTATCCTCGCTCGTGAGGTGGAGAAGGCTTGCAACCTCTACCCGCTGGCCACACCCGAAATACTTGTCAAAATTGCTGCCGATAGAAACTGGATGGGTGTAAAATGCGACTTCTATCGAAACATCAACTTCTCCGACTACATTGATGAGCAGCCGAAAGAGACGGCACGGCAGTTACCATTGTTTGACGAAAAATGGCAGTGATATGGAAGAGATTTGGAAAGATGTAGTAGGTTTCGAGGGTGAATATTTGGTCAGCAATATGGGTAATATTCGCAGTTTCAAGAAATACGGAAAGAGAGGCGGTTTTATTACTCCTCAATTAAACAAGTACGGCTACCCTGTTGCAAAACTATGGAGAAATGGGAAACCGATATTTAAGTGCGTGCATAAGATTGTTGCTATGGCGTTTATCCCAAACCCCGAAAACAAGCCTGTGATAGACCACATAAATACAATTCGGACTGACAATAGGGTGGAGAATTTGCGTTGGTGTACCGTTAAGGAAAACGTAAATAATCCAATATCAAAAATGAAACTATCCAAAACAATGACAGGACGAAAAGCGTCGGAGGAAACAAGGCGTAAAATGTCATTGATGAGGAAGGGTGAGGGTAATTCGATGTATGGTAAAAACCATACAGAAGAGGCGAAAATGAAGATGTCCGTACCTATTGTTCAATACACGAAAGATGGTGAGTTTGTCGCCGAATATTACGGTGCTATGGACGCTTCTGTTAAGACAGGAATACATCGGCAGAATATCGCTGACGCTGTCAAAGGCAGAAGAAAGTACGCAGGAGGCTTTATTTGGGAATATAAAAAAGTAGAAAATGATTGATAGAGAACAACTTTACACATGGTGGCGTTTGTTCCAAGATAACGGTCGAGAATTTTGCGAGATACGTTGCTTGGACGGCCAGCGTACCTACAGCGGTTACTACCGCAACATTGAGAATATCATCCGCGACATAGAGCCGCTTTCGGAGCGTCCGAATATGCAGATGTATTTTGTGATGAACAAAATATCTGACGATTGCTACGAGCGTCCGCAATGCGAGAGGATGATAGAGAAGCCGAAAAACACCACGACAGACCAAAATATTGAGGGGCGTAAGTGGATTATGCTCGACTTCGATACAGACCGTGCCGCTGGTGTCGGAAGCACCGACCAACAATGGCAGGAGGCTCGTGCGGTTGCGTTGAAGGTCTATGACTTTCTCAAGGCACAGGGTTTCTACGACCCTATCGTCACTCATTCGGGCAACGGCGTACACATCTACATCAGAGTGAATCTTGCCAACAACGACGAAAACAAGAAACTCATCGAGCGTTTCCTTCACGCCATGTCGATGATGTTCTCCGACGATAAGGTTAAGATAGACCTCGCCGTGGCCAATGCTGCCCGCATTACAAAATTGGTTGGCACAATGGCAAAGAAGGGTACAAACACCGCTAACAGGCCGTGGAGAATGTCAAAGTACCTCCATATACCAGCGGAGATAAAACCCAACGACAAGGCGTATATTGAGAAGATTGCCAATATGTACCCCGAAGAGCGTCCCGCTCCATCGAAGGAAAATAATTACGGCCAGTCTCGCTTTGACCTCGTTGGCTTCCTTAATAAACACAACCTCAAATACAGAGAGGCCGCTACTCCCGACGGTATTCGCTACATCCTACAGGAATGTCCTTTCGACGCACAGCATAAAGACCCCGATAGCATGGTGTTTCAGCACAACAACGGTGCTGTCGCTTTCTTCTGCTATCACAACTCATGCTCGTCGTACACATGGAAGGATTTTCGCCTCCACTTTGAACCCGACGCATACGACAAGAAAGACTACGCGGAGTACGAACACAGGCGCAACTACTACGGCTATCACGCCAACAAGACAACCTCACTCGTACAGGTGACGAAAGACGACAAGGAGAAAGGTGTCGAGTGGATGACGCTAAACGATATTAAGTACGTCGATATTTCGAGCCTCGTCCATATACCCACAGGGTACACTATTTTGGACAAGAAAATAATTGGCTTACTCCTTGGTGATGTGACGGTTATGTCAGGATTAAGTGGCTCGGGCAAGACCAGTTGGCTCGACTGCCTTGCGCTGAATGTCGTTGACCGTGGTGTCAAGACCGCTATATGGAGTGGTGAGTTGCAGGACTTCCGCTTTCAGAGTTGGATAGACCAAATAGCCGCAGGAAAGAACTATGTCCGTAAGAAAGAGGGCTATGATGGACTTTACTATTGCCCGAAACAGACAGCAGAGCGCATTAACTCATGGCTCGGTGACAAACTCCTTCTTTACAACAACAGGTGGGGTAACAAGTGGGGTCAGATTTTTAACGGTATTCGCGACGCTGTGGAGAAGCGTGGCTGCAAACTCATTATTCTCGACAATTTGATGGCATTGAACATCACAGACTACGACGGCGACAAATACAGCCAACAGACGCAGTTTATCAACGACATCAAGGAGTATGCGAAATTGTGGAACATCCATATCATCCTCGTCGCTCATCCGCGCAAGGATATGGGTTTCCTCCGCAAGGAGAGTATCAGCGGCACGGCTGACTTGACCAACCTGTGCGACAACTGCTTCATTATCCACCGTGTCAATCGCGACTTCAAAAACCGTGGCAGCGAATTTCTCGGAGCGGAGAAGATAAACGAATACCTCGGCTTCGATGCTGTCTTGGAGGTGGCCAAAAACCGCTCTATGGGCGTTGTGGACGAGTTGATAGGTATGTATTACGAAAAGGAGAGCCGCCGCCTCAAAAACGAGATTTCGGAGAACATCATCTACGGCTGGATGGAGGAGGGTAAACAGGCCGAAATGCCGATACCGCAGCAGGAGGAGCGTTTTGTTCCGTCCAACCCGACGGCTGGCCTCACTCCGAACACGTCGTTTGATGATAGTTTCCCGACCGACCCCGAAGATGGTGACGTGCCGTTCTAAAAAATATTTTGCCGAATAAAAAAAAGTTTGTATCTTTGCAGCGAGAAATATAGCCTATGGAAGTTGTAAGGAAATATACGAAAGAATTGGTAGAGAAAGGATTACTCTGTCAAGAATATGCCGACAAGGTAAATGCCTGTATCGGCAAATACGCTATTTTCTCTCTTTTGTGCGATTCCAATGGCTGTCATTATTTCCTGCAACTCAATGAGAAGGGCATTGATACACCATATAATCGCTTGGCTACGCTGTTTCTGTCGTACATCAACGGCAAATGCAAGGTCGAGTACAAGGATGAGGAAGGGAAGGTGAAGTACACGTCCGCTATGTACGTCTCTTTCGGGGACGACATTGTGTGCGACACTACCCTCCTCACACTCCTTTACTGCCACTCTGTCGTTGAGGTGGTGAAGAACGGATTTAGCCGTATCTACATCGACCGCAACAGCAAGTGCGAGATAGTGCTTGGTGACAATGCGATGGCCGAGGTGTATGTGGCCGACGGTGGCGAATGTCACTACGACCCTCGCTACGACTACGAGAAACGAATTAAAGTGTACCGTTATGAGCAGCGTTGACCTTAAAGAGTTTGAGCATTTGATGAAGGCTCGTGACGATGCCGACCACGGTATCTACGAACACGTCCGACAGGAGGTTGAGCCGAATTTCGACGGCGTGTTCCAGCCGAAATCGGAGCATACCACTCTTGAGCGGCCTCTGTCGCCCTCTCCGCTGAAAAGCGACCAGCCTCGTGTTGAGGGTGATGTGGATGAAGTCCCGCAGTTCTTGAGTAAGTTCGATTCCCCGCTCTCGATGTCCGACGGCTTCTACCTCACCCTGCTTTACCACAAGTTCTACGGCGTGTTTACCTCCAACTTTGAGATTGATGATGAGGTCATGGAGTGTATGGTCATACCGTTAAAGCCGAATGGGATAAAGAAGTACGACAGGGCGATGTACAACGTGTTTAAGGTTATCCCGATAGAACAGAAGGGTAATCTTCTCACCCATACGGTCTTTCCGTACATCCCCGACATGACTGACCCGCGCTGGCTGGAGTGGCACAAGAACGGTAAGGTTGGTAAGATGAGACCTTGCAAGTTTGGTAAGTTCAATGACTTGCACGGCAATTACGACGCGGAGAAAATGCGCAGGAATGAGGTGAGGAAGAAAGAGAAGTTGTACAAGAAAAGAAGGCTTGCTGCAAGTGAGAGGAAATATGGAAAGCAAGACAAATACTGGCTTCGTTGGAATAAATAATAGATAAACAATGAGATACAAATTCTACATAGTAAGTGGAGGGACGTTCACGCCGACAGGTAGCGGTTACGCTACCATCAGCGGCGGCACTACCTACGACCTCGAAAAAGATTTCGACGGCCTACTGGTGTCGAAGATAAAAGGCTTGGACGACAAGGGTGAGATTAAGAACAGGTACACCGAAACCTACGCTGACAGCGAAAAACTCCGCGTGTACCATCCTACGACCCCTCTCTACAAGGAAACGACCATCAAACTCGACATCCTGTTCTCCAAGGCTCTCCGTGGCTACAAACTGGATGCCTTCACCAACCTTATCAAGAGCGGCACGCTCATCATGTACGAGACCAGCCGTGGACGCTGCTTTGAGTTTGTGTATATGAAGGACACTATTGTCAGCGACGAGCGGATGTATGGAGGCCAACCGTACAAGGAGGTGGAGTTTGAACTACAGAATATCCGTGGCTACTGCGACCGCTTTGTACTTGAGGTGTACAATATCGCTGGAGTATCGACCTACACTACTGGCAGAGTGTACTACAACGGAAAAGGATTCCTCAAGGCTATTTCCACATCAAAATTAGAGCCGTTCAAAGTGTGCGACGGAGGTGTAATTGTGAAGTGGATGTCTGTCAGCAACACCAACTACGACGTAACTCAAAACGGTCTGTATGTCATGGACGGCACGCTGTTTGTTGCAAAACCTTCAATTAACCCCGCATAATGAAAAAGACTTGGGCTTATATTTTGGTAATCGTCGCGCTCTATACCGTCCTCGTTGGTCTCGGCACTTGGTTGTTGTTCGGTCGTGGCCATTGTGTAGAGCCGTCGGTTATCGTCCACACAGATACCGTCACGGAGGTCGTTTACGACACGGCTTATTTCGAGAAGCCCACTCCTGTCGAGAAAGAGGTACGCGATACCCTGTGGCTGGTCAACACCGATACGGTTATTGAGTTCCTGCCTATCTACAGCAGCCACTATACGGAGAGCGGCCTGTGGGACGTGTGGACTACTGGTACGAAATACTGCGTTCTTGATTCCGTCCGCGTCTATCCGAAAACCGTCTATACGACCGTTACAACCGTCGAGGAAAAGACGGTGGAAAAGAAAGAGCCGTTTAGTATGGGCGTAGATGTGGGTTTTTTGGCCGTAGGAGGCGACTTTGTACCTCATGCGGGCATTTATACCACTCTCGACAAAAAGTGGCTTATATCGGCTAATTTTGGGTATAACAACTCCGTCGGTCGAGTTTACATCGTCACCGTCGGACATAAAATATTTTGAAAATATGGTAAGAGAAAAGGAAACCTTGGAAGAGGCGTTGAAATTCTGTCAGTTGACAAAACGCCCGAAAAAACTTGAGGAAGGCGACGACAAGATGCTGTTGAAAGCCCTCGTCCGTTGCGCGAAAGTCGATGGCACGTTTGCCTACGCCGTCGGAGAGTTCGACTACAAAGGCAATTTAACTATCATCAAGACCTTCGGCACGGCTGCGGCTATCATCAAGACTTTGGAGGTGTACCCCTACGAGTGGATTAAAAAGATGTTCCAAGCGAAATTCAAGGACACACCTAACGCTTGGGACGAGAAGATGGATTACATCAAGCGCATTGGCTGTCCCGAAGGCTATCTGCCGTCGGTGATAAACGAGGCCAACATAGACGAGGTGTTGTGGCTCGTGGCTAAATATCGTCAAGAAAACGACATAAGAGTTTATTAAGGTATGGAAAAGGAAGAAAAATTCAACGAACTGCGGGAGCGTATCGCCAACATGAGGCGTATGTACCCCGACAATGAGGACTTGGTGAACGACATCGAGGCCATTGTGGATGAAATGCAGAATTTCGACTACAGGCCGACGCATTTCGCCTTGTATGAGGACGAAATCAAGAGCCGTACCAATGTAGGAGGTAACGAGGTTGTCAGATTCGCCGAAGGCTGCGAGTTCCGTGCCAAAGGCGGCTACCGTGTGTATGCCGACATCCGCGCCTCTCACATCGCCTACGGTATCTCTGCCTTGGAGGACATCGTGAAACTCCGCGACGACGCACAAGACCCCGACATCAAGAAAAAGTACGACACGATGATTGAGTGTTACAAGTGGGTGCTGAATATCCCCAACCTTGTGTTCGCCGACATCGCATGGCTACCCGAACTGGCCAATTTCGTGGCCGCTCATTTCGTCAAGATGGCTCGTGAGCGTTTCGGTGCTGCGGTATTGCCCGAAACAGAGAAAGACCAGTTGTTCGAGCAGGAAATGTCGAAACTGGCCGTTATCGAGGCCATAGCCGCCAACCCCGAAGCCTCGGAGAAGGTCGAGCAGGATGTCATTGAAATGGCAAAGCAGAGCCTCGAAGAGAGTGCTGGCATCCAGCCGCCGACGGAGGGATAATTTCAACTTTCATAGATATGCTTGGGAGCGGTCGCCTTCGGGTGGCCGTTCCTTTTATAAGAGAAAACCGCCACACACGAGGCGTGACGGCTTTCGGGAAACAGGTAGTAATGCGTTACACTACAGGCAAATAATACTCTTTTTCTGTTCCGTCGTAGTACATTGTCTCGTTCTCGACGAGGTAATCTGCCGCGTAGAGGTAGTTGTAGCCGAACTTTCCAGCCATATCCGCTATGCTAATGTAGTAGCACTCTTTATCCACACCGCCAATTGTGACCGTCTTTGTGGGCTGTGTTTCCATCATCTTCGTAACCTCTGTACCCATGTTCTGAATGACCTTTACGTCGAAGATGATGTGCTTGTCGTCGTCTTTGATGAGTTCCTTGGTGTAGGTCGAGGCGGCGTAGATAATGCCGTTGCGCTCCATTCTCAATACCGCGTACTGGAGGACGGTGTAGAACACCTTGGTAGGCGACGAGGCGTAGGCCGTATGCTCGGCGAACATATTGTAGCCGTCGCCATCCTTGTAGTCCGCAGTCTCGTTGATAACCATGTCGTCCAAGTCGGAGTAAAGCAGACCCTTGTCGCCGTAGTCGGATATGAATTTCTGCACCCACTCACAGAAGGCAGCGGCCATCGTGTATAGACCGTACTCCAAGAAATCGCTTCCGCTCGTGATGTCGTAGGCATCGGTGGAGAACACGACGATTTTCTTTAGGATGTCGTCCATATTCTCGATAGTGGAGGGGTCTATGTCGCCCCAATCAACACCAGCGGACTTTCCAGCCGTGAGTTTGTACAGGTGCTTGAGGTGGATAACCATCTGATTGGCATCATACGCCTCTTCCTCGTTAAACTCGACAGGCACGCCCACCATGTATTGAGACGTTTCGTAGATTTTGTGAGTGATGGCATAGGTGGTGTCGGTTGTACCTCCAGCGGCATGAACATCGGCTACACGCTGTCCGAACTGCACCTCTGCGATGAAGTTGATGAGTTTGTTGTAGGCACTCTCGACATCCGCACCAGTCAACTCCGTGTTGGCTGCGTTGGCTGCGGTAGTGACTGCCGACGTTTGTGTCATGTAGTCGGACACATTGCCAGCGGCGGCGGTTACATTGGCATCTTGAGCCAAAAACTCGTTATCCTTGAGTGCATCGGCGAGAGCGGCCACATACTGACGTGTGTAGGCGTTCTCCGTAGCCATAGCGGACGTAAGGTCGGCCAGTTTCTTGTTTACGTTCTCCATAACGATAGCGATACCGCTGTCCTCGTTAAGTATCTGCTCGTTGAGGTTGTTGATGATACGCGAAACATCGTCAACCGTCCTGCGTAAGGTCGTAGTGTCGTCTTTCTCCGTAAAGTTGGCTATAATATCCATCTTTCGGGTGGAGTTGGCAAAGACCGTCTCTGTGACGTATGTACTGCCAACCTTCGGGATAAACTCCGTGGTGACGTTGTAAATCTTGTTGTTGCGGAAGAATTTTTCGCCGACGTTGTACTTGGTCGTCCTCTCTGCGTCGTACTCCTGTACACCGAGAGCGCGGAAGATGCAGTTGGAAACGCTGTCGTTTACGGCCTTGGTGTCGTCCCAAATGCCAGCAGTTTTATTCTGTGTGAAGCGCATGAGGCGGCTATTGTACACGACCATTTCGTCAATCTCGTAATTCCTTGTTTCGTCAAAATCAAGTATTCCGAGGTCAGTAAGGAGGTTTTTGGCCTTACCACGAACACCCTTCTCGTCGTCGATACCAAGTATTGTATCAATCTCATTCACCGATACCTGTTGGCCGTTTGAGCGTATGATACCGAGGTTTCCTACGATTTTTGCCATATCGGTGGCCATCAGCACACCCCTCAATGTAGAGCCGTTACGAGAAACAAGGTGGCGCGATAGGTTTGCAACCATATTTCCGTTGACCATACTTGAGCCGTTGCCGTTACCGTTACCCATCAAGTCTCTCAATACTGGCTCTGCACGTCTGTTCCATTCTTCGATTTCATCCCAACGAGTAATATCTATCCTGTTGGTGTACCGATAGCGAGCGACATTGATGTTCTCTCGTAGTTCAACAGATATTTCGGGTAGAGGCTCTTTGGCAACCTTCTTGTAGGTGTACGACTTAACGTAGAACGATTTTTCGGAGTGGTCAGCGTACAGGATATGTAGTTTGACATTCTCGTTGAGGTCGTCCGCGTATGTGTTAGTGCTTTCGGAGAGGAATATACGACTGAATTTGAT